GCGTTTGGGTGTTGAACAACAGAAAGTTCAAACACAGATGGCAAAAGAAGCTGTTAATGCTGCTAACAAGAATCGTGAACTTGATCTTAAAGAAATGGAAATTCAGTTGGATATGTTCAAAGAAGGTGCTAATCTTTCTAATGCTAAAGAAGAAAAAGAATTAGATCGTAATGCAAAGAAAGCAATTGCAGCACTAGATGCTCTTATTGATCTTGCTAAAACAGAAGCAAGTATTGATAAAGACAAAGCATTAAAAGCAGCAGACATGCTTACAAACTTTATTGGACAGACACGTAGAGGATAATAGGTTTTGAATTTTTGGGATGAGTTAAATTTAAAGTACGAAGAAAAACTATTAGATATAAAAAATTCTCTTGCATATGGAAACGCTTCAAGTTACGATGAATATCGTCACACAGTAGGTGTGATTGAAGGTGTAGAATGGGCAAAGGAATGCCTAAAGCACATTGTAAAACAACGTATCTATGAAGAGGAGGATATTAACTAGATGCAAGCAGTACGTATGGACAAAGCAGTTGATGCTGCAGATTGGATAACAAATGAAGATGATATTAAAGTAGACTTAAATAGTCTTCCAAATCTTCCCGGTTATCATTTGCTGGTTCTGCCAGTTGCAGTAAAGCAGAAAACAAAGGGTGGTATTATTCTTCCTGATAAAGTAAAAGATGATGTTGCTTATCTTACTACGGTCGCTAAAGTTTTAAAGAAAGGTGACTTAGCTTATAAAGACGAAGATAAGTTTCCAAATGGTGCGTGGTGTGATGTAGGTGACTATGTATGCTATGCTAAATACTCAGGACAGAAGTTTATGTATAAAGGTATGAAGCTACTTCTTATCTTTGATGATCAAGTAATTATGAAAGTTGAAACACCAAGTCTACTTGATCCTACATATCATCTTACAAATTAAATTTGTATATTATAATAATTTATTATAATATATTATTACAGCGGGTAAATTAAAACCAATTCGTTAGATTCGCTGCTAACGGGTAAGGAAAGGAAATATATTAATGAGTGAAGAATGGTCAACGGTTGAAGTAAATTCAAATGAAGACGAAAGTCCTAAAGTTGAATTTGAAGTTGAAGAACAACCAGAAGTACAAGAAGAACAACCAAAAGAATTAGCACCAGTAGTTGAACAGGCAGAAGAACAAAATGAAGAAAGACCTGCAGAACTAGAAGGTATTCAAACCAAAGGTGCAGAAAAAAGAATTAGACAGTTAATTCGTCAACGTAAAGAACGTGATGAAGAACTGCAACAGTTACGTAATGAAATTCAAGGACTACGTAATCAAGTACAAGAACGAGATACACAGCTTTCTTCAAGTTTAAAAAATTCTATTGATAGTACTGAAAGTCAATTAGAATCAAATATTGAGTCAGCTAAACAGTTATACAAGCAAGCTGTTGAAGCGGGTGATACAGATGGAATGCTTACTGCTCAAGAAAGTATGAGCAAAGCATATGCAGAACAAAATCGTGTAGATCAGCAAAAAGCAGCTTGGGAAGAATATAATCGTACTCTAGAAGCAAACGGTCAACAAGCAGCACAAGTTGCTCAACAACAACAGCAAGCACCAGAGTATGATCCAAAGGCAGTAGAATGGGCAAGTAAAAATGCATGGTTTGGTCAAGATCAAATTATGACTGCTGCTGCTCTTACTATTGATCAAGAGTTAAAAGGCGAAGGTTATGATCCTTCGGATGACGATTTTTATGAGGAAGTAGATAGTCGGCTACGTCAAAGATATCCTCACAAGTTTCAGGCAACTGACTCTGAACCTGAAACACCTCGTTTGCAGGACACGACTACAAGTTCTGCTCAAGTGGTAGCGGGTGCGTCACGCACACCAAAAACTTCTCAGAGTAATAATAAAGTCAAACTTACTCAAGAGGATGTAAGATTGGCAAATAAATGGGGTATACCACTTGAAAAGTATGCTGCTGAAAAGCTAAAGGTTGAACAAGCCGATGGCGAATACACCAGTGTTTATAGTTAAGCGTGGATAAGGAAGGAAAAATACAATGACACGAAATACAAAATCACGTGAATCAAGCATGAGGGAAAATAAAACTCCAAGAGTTTTTGAAGAACCAAATTGGTTAGATATTCCTGATACTGTTCGCAATCGTTTTAAGGGTGAAGGGATGTCTCTTCGCTGGCTACGTATTACAATGAAAGGTCAAGATGACATTCAAAACATTGGTAAGCGTTTGGCTGAAGGTTGGGAACTAGTAAATCAAGAAGAAGTTCCAGAAATGCTGATGTCTTCCGTCGTGAGGGAAGAGGGACGATATGCAGGAGCGGTCTGTCGTGGAGACTTGGCTTTAGGCAAAATGCCTACTGACCTAGCTGAATCTCGTCAAGAGTTTTACCAAAACAAGAGTAGAGAAGCAGTGCAAGCAGTGAATATGCAACTAATGAATAGTTCAGATTCACGTATGCCTATTTCTAACTCTAGTCGATCTAATGTCACTACAGGACGTAAACCCTCTTTTCAGGATTAGTTCTGTTTGTCAATGTATTTAACAAGGAAAGGAACATAGTGTTATGACTACTACTAAAGCACTAAATGGACTTACTCCTTCCCGCATTCGTGGCGGTGCGCCTAACAGCAAAGCTACTAATGAATATCCAATTGCAAGCGGTCTTGCTCAGAATATTTTTACTGGTGATATTGTTGTCAACAATGCAGGGAATATTGAAGTTCTATTGTCTACGACTCAAAAAGCCGTAGGCGTTTTCATGGGTTGTCAGTATGTCGAAAATGGAGAACAAAAGTTTTCTAAATATTGGCCGTCTGGTACGTCTGCTACGGATGCAAAAGCATTTGTTGTAGATAATCCTGCCGCAACCTTTATTGTTCAGGCAGATGCTTCAGTTTCTGCTGGCGATATTAATTCACAAAACTTTAATGTTACGCTTGGTTCAGGTTCGACGTTTACTGGCAAGTCTGGTTTTGGTCTTGAAGCTGGTACGCGCACGACTGGAAATGCGATGCTTCGTGCTATTGCAGTTCTTGATGAACCGGGTAATGACATTACAGTTGCTGCAGAACGCGCTTTCCCCAAACTGGAAGTTCGTATTGTTAAGCATGTAGATGCTTACATCTCTGCTGATGCTTCAGTAAACTAAACGAGGGAAAGGAGTAATTAATAATGGCTATTAATCGCGCTAGTATTGCTAAAGAACTTCTTCCCGGCTTGAATGCCGTTTTCGGTCTTGAGTATGGTGATGTTGATAATGAACATGCGCCATTGTTTGAGGTAGAAAATTCTGATCGTGCATTCGAGGAAGAAGTTCTATTCACTGGATTTGGTACTGCGCCTGTTAAAGGTGAAGGTGCTGCGGTTCAGTATGATGATGCACAGGAAAGTTTTACTGCTCGTTACACGCATGAAACGATCAGTCTTGCCTTTGCTGTGACGGAAGAGGCTATGGAAGATAACCTCTATGACACGTTTGCTAAACTTCGTGCACGTGGTCTTGCCCGTGCGATGGCGAACACCAAACAAGTAAAAGCTGCTGACGTTTTCAATAACGGCTTTAATACGGCTTTTGTTGGTGGTGATGGTCAACCGTTGTTTAGTGACAGTCATCCGGTTGTTGATGGTGGCACGCAAGACAATGATCTTGATGCGACGGACCTTTCGGAGGCTTCGCTTGAAGCTGCTCTTATCACTATCTCTAAAGCAAAAGATGATCGTGGTATTCTGATTGGTATTCGTGCCGAATCTCTTCACATTCCGCCTGATCTTGCTTTTACGGCAGATCAAATCCTTAATAGCACGTTGTCTACGACTGTTACTACGCAGGGTAGCGATGGTGTTACTAATGTCAATGACATCAATGCTATTCGTAATCAGGGTCTAGTTCCCGGTGGTTTCTTTGTAAATCATCGTTTCACTGATACGAATGCTTGGTTCTTGAAGACTGATGCGCCGAATGGAGCGAAGATGTTTGTTCGTGCGCCTTTGCAAACTAAGATGGAACCGGATTTCGATACGGGCAATCTTCGTTTCAAGGCACGTGAGCGTTACAGCTTTGGCTTTTCTGATTGGCGTGGATACTATGGTGCTTCTGGTTCTTCCTAATAGTTCCATAGAGTCTAATTAAAAGAAGTTTAGGGTAGGGTAGAAATAACTAATAGTTTTTCCCCTACCCTTCTTCTTTTGTATTTAAGTTTTATGAAGTATAATAAAGCTAGTTTAATTTTAGATAAGGATAAAATAAATGCCAACCAACATTCGACAGGGTTTTGTAACGGGCAGTGGTGCAGTTGTTGATGTTGCTTCAAGTGTTACAGTTGCTAATACACGTGTTCGTTCTATAAACGCTTCAGGAGTAGGTACGTTTCTTATTACAGGAACATCTACAGATGAGTTTGGAACAATTAAAGGAAACAACATTAAATTTGTAAATACAACAAATAACGATGTAAATGAAGTATATGTTCCTGAATTTGGTATTCGTGTAAATGGACCAGTAAAAGTTTCTGCTCCTACATCAGCTTCTACAGTGACACTGTTCTATGGCTAACTTTACGTTTCTTGTAAATGATATTATTAATGCATGTGAGAATGATGGTACGGAGTTTTTAGACTACATACCTAACATGGTCAATCGTGCAGAAGAAAGACTTACCAAAGATTTAGATGACTATGGTTTGGTAGCATATACTTCTGTGGCTGTAAGTTCTGGCAATAATATTGTTACACTACCAACAGGAACACGTATTGTAAAGAATATTAATATTGTAAGCGACTCTACAAAAATTAATCTTCTTCAAAGAACTGATGAATATATTAATGACTACTGGCCTGTATCTGCTTCTACAGCAGAACCACGTTACTATGCACCACGTAACAACAGTACAGTTTTAATTGCACCTACACCTGCTTCTACACATAATGGGCAGGTTGTACATATTAGTAGACCTACTACTCTTACATCAGCTACACCAACAAATTATTTTTCTGACTTTTGTTATGACTTATTGTTTAATGCCTCAATGGTAGAAGCAATGTTATTTCAAAAAGACTTTCCCGGTGCACAACTTTATGAACAACGATACACACAAGTTCTTGAACTGCAGCGTAATCAGGCACGCAGAACAAGGCGTGATGACATGCAAACTCCTGCAAGTCCTGCAGGTGCAGACAATAACTTAGTACCAAACACTAATTAATAGAGAAGGATTTTTTAAAATGGCAGTACAATTTGTTCCAGTTGCATTAGCGGCAGGAGTAATTCGTATGGTTGCTCCTACTGTTGCACGTGCACTTATAAAAAGTGGTGTAGCTAAAGAAGCAACTAAAAAAGCATTAGATTCAATGAAAGGCTATATTCCTAAAGCTACTAGAAAAGAAGCAGAAAATTTAGCTAGAACTTCTTCTAAAGAAAAAACACCTACTTCTGCACCTCGTCCTAAACCTAATCCTGCTTCTGCAGCTAGAGGTGCAGGTAATGCAGCAGCAAGAGCAAAAAAAGATAAAGAAAATCAAAAAGAAATTACAAAAAATTTAAATAAACGTAATCTTCCTACAAGAACAAATAGACCATTAACAACAACTGGTGGACGTAATGTAACAACAACTGGTGGACGTAATGTAACAAAAACTGGTGGACGTAATAAAGTTAGTGTAAATAAATCAGGTGCTACAGCATCAAGTAGAGCATCTCAAATTGGTCCTACTGGTTTAGCTTCTTTAGATAAAAAGAAAGAACAAGATAAAAAATTAAAACCTGTTCCTGAAGTAAATGTTCGTACTTTACCTGAACCAAAAAAAGTTCGTCCTGCTCCTAAGAAAGGTGATAATGAAGAATTAAATATTAATCCAAAACGTAAAAAGCCTAGTAAAGATAAAAAAGCTGATGATGGTTATCGTTTCTATGGTAAAAAAGGTACTGGTCTAGGAGATTTTTCTAGAAAGTATGGTATGAAATATGCTACACAAAAACAGTTTGAAAAAGATTTTGACATGTCTGGTGGTGCTAAAAAAGGTGGTTCAATTAAAAAACTTGCAAAGAAAAAACGTAAAGGATTTTCTGGGCGTGGTGCAGGTAAAGCATTGAGAGGATTTTAATATGGCAAAAAATTTAAAACCAATTCCTGAAGGAAATAAAGGATTAGGTAAGCTACCTGTAGATGTTCGTAATACAATGGGATTTCTGAAAAAAGGTAGCAAGGTAAGTAAATCTAAAGTTAAAGCTAAAGTTAAATCTAAACCTAAATCTAAACGTGTGGTTAAAAAAAGAAAGACAACTAAAAGGAAAAAATAATGGCTAAACTTTGTCCAAGAGGAAAAGCAGCAGCAAAACGGAAGTTTGATGTGTACCCTTCAGCATATGCAAATATGTATGCATCTGCTGTTTGTAGTGGTAAAGTAAAGCCGGGTGGTAGAAAGAAAACTGCTAAAAAATCTACCACTAAAAAAAGAAAAGTTGTACGTGCTAAAAAAGGTGGTGGTTTACGAGAGTGGGTAGGTCAGAAGTGGGTAGATATTGGTGCACCAAAGAAAGATGGTAAGTTTCAACCTTGTGGTAGAAAGTCTGCTAAAAAAAGTAAACGTAAATATCCTAAGTGTGTACCTCTTGCAAAAGCAAAGCGTATGACGGCAGGTCAACGAGCATCTGCAGTAAAACGCAAAAGAGCAAAACCACAAGGAGTTGGTGGTAAACCTACAATGGTTAAAACATTTAAAACTAGCACTAGAAAACGTAAAACTAAAAAGGCATAGTTATGGCAGCACATAAAAGGAAAAAACGTAAATCTACTGGTAAGGGTATGAAGGGTCATACAATTAGTGGTGGTCAAAAGCGACCTACTAAAAAAGGTGCTGGTATGACAGCTAAAGGTGTGGCAAAATATCGTAGAGAAAATCCTGGTAGTAAACTTCAAACTGCTGTAACTGAGTCTAATCCTACAGGTAGACGTGCAAAGAGGCGTAAAAGTTTTTGTGCTAGATCAGCAGGACAAATGAAGAAGTTTCCAAAAGCTGCTAAAAATCCTAACTCAAGGTTGCGACAAGCTAGAAGAAGGTGGAAGTGTTAAATGGCTAAACAATTAAAAAAAGTTTCTAAAGCATTAGCAAAAGCATCTAGGTTACATAAACAACAATCTAATATTATTAAAAAGTATGTAAAGAAAAATGAGAAAAACAAAAGACCCAAAAGTAGGAACAGGAAAAAAACCTAAAGGTTCTGGACGTAGATTATATACTGATGAAAATCCAAAAGATACAGTTAGTATAAAGTATGCTACAGTTCAAGATGCAAGAGATACAATTGCAAAGGTAAAGCGTATTAAAAAACCTTATGCAAGAAAAATACAAATACTGACTGTGTTAGAACAAAGAGCAAGGTTTGCAAATAAACCACAACAATCAAGATTAGCACAGGCAGCAAAGAAAAGTTTAAAAGCAAGCCATAATAATAAAAATAAAAAAAGGAAGGCATGACGTATTTAAGTTCTAATATACCACATTTTAAATGTTGGGTACGAAAAGAGTTTACACATAATCACATAGCTTACGAAGGAGAATATCTACACGCTTTAGCAATAGCAGTTAATACAATACCAGATAGATCATTAAGTTTTAATGTTGTATTTACTGGATGTGACGAAGAAGAAAATATACATGGTGGTGCAATGTGGGCAAGAATGCCTATCGCTGCATTGGTAGCAGACGTTAGATTAGAAAAATGGCCTGATCAAATGCCAACACATTTAGTTCAACCGTGGGATTGTTCTTCACGTAATCATGCAGTTATAGTGATGGATAGAGTTTCTTCAAGTCCGTGGTTGTGTAAAATAGACAATGTGTTTTATACTGGTAAATATATGTTTACCGTAGACTATACAGACAGTGCGATATCAGATGATCCTGCACAACATAAACAGTCTCATGTAATTGAACTTGTTGATGCAGGAGACTATACAGGTAATATTGTTGCACTGCCTAACAATAGAGTAAGAGTTACTAACCCTGCTTTGTGGGTAACTGGAGAAGGCGCACCAGACTTTGCACCTAGTCAGTATATTCATTCTGCAGAAATACACGATAGTTATATGAATCCTTATTTAACTTTTAACAACTTGTATCAAGAGGAGACTGAAGATGCCTAAACACACTAAATATATGTCTAAGGGCGGTGCTATGAAAAAAACTAAGTACATGTCAAAAGGTGGTCCTGTTACAGACCAACAGCAAATGGCTATGGGTAATGGTTCTAAAAAATCAAAGAATAAATCTAAGAAAGGTTCTGTTCCCGGTCATAATAATCTCTTTGCTTAATAATGGCAATAACAAGAGCAAGTGTAGGAAAGCAGATTACTAAAGCACCTAAACGAAAGGTGCATAAAAGTAAATCTAAAAGGAGAAAAAGAAATGGCAATAAAAGAGTATACGTATAACTCTATTAAAAATCCACGTACAGAAGAAGACCTAATTAAAATGACAGGTCGTCCTACTGGACAGGGTTATGGTGCTGCTCGTAAAGGTCCACAAATCAAAGCTAAAGAAGAAGATGTTATTGTGGATTATGAACCGGGTAAAATTGTAGAGTATAAAGATTAAGGAAAACTCTAATGAGTACTAGTGGCACATATAATTTCTCAATGGATATTGATGAAGTTATTCAAGAAGCTATGGAGATGATAGGTGGTGAGCAGACATTAGGACATGAACCTAAGTCTGCTAGACGATCTATTAATCTTCTTTTACAAGATTGGCAGAATCGAGGTATTCTTTTATGGACTGCTAGTACTACAGTTGTTTCTATTTCTACAAGTGTAACTGCTTATGCTCTTACTTCTAGCACTGTGGATATTACAGAAGCAGTATTAAATAGAGATAATATTGATCTACAACTTGAACGTATTAGTATGGAAGAGTATCTTAAAATTCCTCGTAAGAGTCAAAAGGGTAGACCAACACAATATGCTATTCGTCGTGGTCGTGCTAATCCTACTCTTCACCTCTGGCCTGTACCAGAAAATACAACAGATACTCTTAAACTAGAACAGATAAAATATACTGAAGATGTTAATAAATCCGCTGTACAAATTGCTGATGTTTCGAGACGTTTTCTGCCCTGCCTTACAGCAGGTCTGTCATATTATATGGCTATAAAAAGACCGGGATTAGATGGTTCACGTATTCAATTTTTAAAAGTAGAGTATGAAGAACGTCTTGCAAGAGCAATGCATGAAGACAGAGAAAGAGCAAGCGCCTATTTTCTACCACGTTTAAATAAAGTATAATTATGGCAAGTAACAAAAGAGCAAAAGCTGTATGTGATATTTGTGGTTTTGTTTATCCTCATAGGGTAATGAAAAAGAATAGCTATGGTTTACTTGTGTGTCCTACAGATTTTGATGGTGCATATGATTTAAAAAATCATCCACAAAATACAGTAGCTAATGTTCGTGATGATGAAAGCATTCGTGATCCTAGACCACCCCTTAATAATGATAGAAATACTACTTGGGAAGATGCAAATAATAATTGGGAAAATTTTGATACTGATTGGAATTTAGTATAATGCCAACACTTACAAGTAAACAAATAGCTAATAGTTATAAGCAATTATTACAAATAGGTAATAATAATACAGGTTTAACTTCTTCTCTTCAAACAGTAGAAGATGGTAATGGGAATAGTTCTGCTTTACAATTAAGTAATTCAACTGCAAATATTAATGGAACACTTGCTCTTAATGGTGTAAATATTACTGCTAATGCATCTACACTAAATGCTGTTGCTGATCTTACAGGTGCGACAGGTATAGTTGCTGTAAGTGCTGGTAATGTAAATGGTAGAACACTTACTGCTGGTACAGGTGTTTCTATTACAAATGCAGATGGCACTGAAGGTAATCCTACAATTGCTTTAAATCCATCAGGTGCAACATCAGGAAGTTATACTGCTGCTACAAACTTTGAAGTGAATGCAGTAGGACAAGTTGTTAGCATAGGTGCAGCAACTAGTATTAATGTTTCAGGTGTTACAGGCACAACATTTACTGGTGGAACATTTGCAGGAACTACGGGTGACTTTAGTTCTAATGTTTCAGTTGGTGGTAATTTAAAGATAGATGGTGCATTTACTCCTGCTGCACTAAGTGTAACAGGCACAATAAATGCAGCTAAAGTTTCTGCTTCAGTGGCGACATTTAATAATACTGTAAGTGCAGCTTTCTTTGTTGGAGACGGTTCAGGACTTACTAATGTTCCTTCTGCTGAAGGTGGAACAATGAAAAGAATTGATGCTGGCACTGGAATTAAAATGACAGTAGGAGGTGCTGTATCTAGTTCTATTCCTGTTAGTGGTGTTGTAGCAGTTTCAGCAGATCAAAACTTTGGTACAGTTTCTGTTAGTACTGCTCTTGCAGTAACAGGTGATCTTCTTATTTCTGGTGTTACTGCTGCAACAGTAAATGAAGTTGCTGCAGTATCTGCACTAACAAAAACAAACCTTGATGCTATAACTAGTATTAACACTGTTGTTGCAAATGTATCTGTTCTTACATCTGTAAATACAGCAGCTATCACTAGCATTAATACTATTATTGGAGATGGCGGTAACTTTGCTACAAGTGCAGAACTTGCTACTGTATCTGCAGCTTTAGCTACAAGCATTGGAAACAGTAATACTAATATTGCTGCAGTATCAGTTTTAACAAGTGTTAATACAGCAGCAGTTACCAGTATTAATACAGTGGTGGCAGCAGTATCTGCATTAACAAAGACAAATCTTGATTCTGTAACTAGCATTAATACTGTAGTAGCAGGTGTGTCAGCATTAACTAGTGTTAACACTGCTGCGGTTACTAGTATTAATACAGTAGTAGCAGCAGTATCAGCATTAACAAAAACAAACCTTGACGCTGTAACTAGTATCAATACAGTAGTTACTGACTTATCTTCTACTTTTGCTACTAGTATTAATAATAGCAGAACAATAATTACAAGTGTTAATAATTTAGCAGTCGCAGTATCAGCATTAACAAAAACAAATCTCGATGCTATAACAAGTATTAATACTGTTGTAACTGATTTATCTGCAACGATGGCAACAAGTATAGGTACACGTTTACCTCTTGCAGGTGGTACACTAACAGGAACAGTAAGTGGCACAAGTTTTTTTGTAAGTGCAATTGCAGTAGGTGCAAACTCTCTGCTTGGTAAAGACATACATATAGAGAAAGCTGCTGTTGCTGATATTCAAGCATTAACAGATGGAACAAATATATCAGTTGATTTAAATGTAGGACAAAACTTTACTGTGACGTTAGCAGGTAACAGAACACTTGATAATCCTACTAATTGTGTTGCAGGACAGGTTGGTAGTATATTTGTTGTACAGGATGGCACAGGTTCAAGAACACTTGCCTATGGAACTTCTTGGGACTTTCCTGCTGGAGAAGCACCTACACTTTCCACAGATGCAGCAGCAATTGATAGAATTGATTATATAGTGCATACATCTACAGATGTTCATGCAGTGCTAACAAAGGCGTATTCATAGATGGTATTTAATAATAGTATTCTTTTAGGTGCAGGTGGTCAGGGTGGAGCAGCTACATTTGACTCTACTCTAATTAGCAACTCTATCTGGTTAGACGGTTCTGCTGATTTTTTAAGCAGACAAAATGGTAGTGATTTTGCTAACCGTAAAGAAGTTACCGTATCTTTTTGGGTACAAAAAAATAAATTTGCTAGTCAGCAAGCAATCTTTGCTGGTGTAGAGGGTGGTCAAGGTTTTATTGTACAATTTATGTCTGGTGATACATTTCAATTACACTTAAATGGCACAGCCAACCTTACCACAAATGCTGTTTTTAGAGATATTGGATGGTATCATATTTTGGTGAGCATTGACACATCACAAGCTATAGCATCTGCTAGATCAAAAGTTTATATAAATGGTGAGCAGATTACTTCTTTCTCATCTGCTGCCTATCCTTCACAAAATTCTAATATACCCGGCATTTCTGGTCAGATGACATCATCAGAAACTATGAGAATTGGAAACTATAATAATACTGTTTCTAATTTTTATTTTAACAAAGGTTATGTTACTCAAGCTTGTATGATAGAAAGCAAGTCTATTCAACAAGGTGATTTTGCTGTTAGTGATTTTCTAGATACCTTTACATTTGGTACAAATGGTTCACAAATTATTCCAAAGAAAGATAGTGACATTGCTGCACTAGCATCTGCTGCTGGTGGTAATAGTTTTTGCTTAAACTTTTCATCAGCAAGTGTGGCTTTATCTTCTGGTATAACACCTACGTCTAATGCTGGTACATTTAGTGGATCATTATCTAATTTAACAGATGGAAATTTTACAACTGATTGGCGAAGTAATGTTGATCCAGCAACTAATGTAGATAACGATCATATAGCTTTTGATTTAGGTTCTGCAAAAGATGTTAAAGCTGTTAAAGTTACTGGAAGAAGTTCAATAACTGGTAACTTTAAAGTTCAGTTTTCTGATAATGGTTCAGACTTTACTGACACAGGAACAACCTTTAGTAACGTATCGATAACAACAACTGCAAATAGCGGTATTCTAGACCTTACATCTGATAATCCCGGTTCACATAGATATTGGAAACTTATTAATATTTCTAATTCTTCTGGTACTTCTGCTTGGGGTTTTAAACAAATTATTTTAGATTCAGCCGTTGGTAACTTAGGCACAGATGCTAGTGGTAATGGTAATGATTTTACTCTTACAAGTATAGACAGTAATAATCAGTCTGGAAACACACCTAGCAACTCTTATCCAATTTGGAATCCGTTAGAACCTACAAATTCAACTCTGTCTTTTTCTGAAGGTAATTTAAGAGCAACAGGGTCTGGCGGTTCAGACGGTGGTGCAATTGGTACAATACCTCTACCAACTTCTGGCACCTCAGAGTTTCAAATTAGAGCAAACGATGGAGATGGAAGGGTTGGCATAATTGCACTTGATGGTGCTGTTGGTGTCGATGAACCATCAAATAACTGTGCTGGAGGTGTAGGAATAAATTTTAACGCTGCGTATCATTACTCAGAAAATGGACAGGTTAGAAGAGTTTTATCTAGTGGTAATACAAACGTCTCTGGCTTTGATAGTTGGTCAACAAATGATGTCATTACAGTTCGATACAATGCTGATGCGAATGAACTTAACTTCTTGCGAAATAATAGCGCTGTAGGAAGTACAATTTCAACTGAGGCTGGATTAGTATACTATCCTGTTGTATGTCGTTTTAATGACTACGACATCACAGCATTCTTCGATTCATCGAAGTTTCCTCACACAATAGGAACAGGTAATTTAGAGGTTAGTTCAGCAAATCAAACTGCACCTTCCTATCAAGGAATAGATTATTTTGACATTACTCTCTACGAAGGCAATGGTACTGGTCAAAGAGTAGGTGACTTTGTTCCATTTACTGATACTTATACTGTAGCTAAATCTGCAATGTTTGAGCATGATGATAAAAGATATTTATCATTTACTCCAGATTCTGGTGGCAATCAAAAAACTTTTACTGTTAGTTTTTGGTTTAAACTTACAGGTGCGAGTGATCCTAGCAATGTTCAATCTGTTATGAGTGTAGGCACTACAGGTGGTAAACAAGCGCAAATTAGATTTGAAGGATCAGTAAATTCTCAAAACTTAAATATAAATGCCTATAATGGTTCTTCTTTTCTTCTTAATTTAGATACGGATAGAAAATTTGCACCATCTGATGGTTGGACACATGCCGTTTTTGCTGTCGATACAAGAGCGGGAGTAGCTACTGCTAATAAAGTAAAAATTTATATTGATGGTGTACAGCAAACTGCAACTGGTACACAGTTAAGTACTGATGATTATGATACGTTATTCAATTCTAATCAAGAACATCAAATTGGACGGCAAACAAATAACGCAATTGGCGAACCAGATATTTATTTTGCTGAAATGGTTATGGTTGAAGATCAACAGCTAGACCCAACTAGCTTTGGTCAAGTAGACACATCAACAAATCGTTGGGTGCCTAAAGATGTATCTGGTCTTACGTTTGGTGATGAAGGTTGGTACTTAGAATTTGATGGAACCGGATTCGGTTCTGGCGGTAGTGGGGAAACTCCTGCTAATGGCGCAGGAAAAGATTCATCCGGTAATAATAATCACTGGGAAGAAGAGAATGACAGTGGTTCAGACTGGGCAACCACAGATCAGTTTGCAGACACACCTTCTAAAAACTTTAATGTATTTAATCATGGCTTAAATGCTATGGGTACGTTAACAGAGGGCAACACTAAAATAGCTACAACTACAAATAATAAACTTGCTTATACAACAATGAATATACCTTCTACTGGTAAATGGTACTGGGAAGTAGATATGACTTCTTATGCTAGTGGAGGTGGAGCATATTTTGGTTTGCATGAATATAATGAATTAAATACTGGTAGTGCAGGTGTAACTGCAAAAGCAGTAATATTTCAAAACTATAATGGTACTGCAAATGTTTATGATTCATCTAATACTGATGTTACATGGTGTAATTCAGTTTCAAATAATGGATTTGTTAGTTCTGGTGATGTACTACAATTTGCATTAGATCAAGATGCAGGAACACTTTTTATAGGTAATAACAATACTTGGTTTAGAGCGGGTGGTGCAAGAGATACATTTGCAAACGCAACCACAGTTGGTGCAGTAAAATTTCCAACAGGAATTAGTAGACGATTTTTTGTAGGTAGAGGTGGTAGTTTTGCAGAAGCGTATGCTCTAAATTTTGGTCAACAAGCTAATACATTCTCTGGTAGTTCAACAACATTCAATGCTGCTGCAGATGGGTTTTTTGTTTATGCACCACCAACTGGTTATAAAGCACTAAACCAAGATAACCTTGACGACACTGCATCTAAGCTTACAGCTTGGGCATGGATTAAGAATAGAGATGCGTCTAGTGATCATATGTTGATTGATAGGGTTAGGGGTATAGGTAAAGATATTCATAGTAATAGTGACGCAGTAGAGGCAACAAATGCTAACACTGTTCAAAGATTCCTTCAAAGAGGTGTACAGGTAGGTAATGATTCAACAGTAAATACTGCTGGTAATAGTTTTGTTCTTTGGCAGTGGCTTGCAGGAGACAGTGCTACAACTGGTACAGTATTTCCTGCAGACAATCCTCCCTCTCTTGCAAGCACTGTTATTGCAGCGGATGCAGATCATTTTTCTGTTGGTACATATACTGGTGATGGAGGAACCAGTGCTACTATAAAACATGGTTTGACTGCTGCACCAGAAATGATTTGGGTAAAAAATAGAAGTGTAGCAGATGAGTGGATGGTTGGAACAGAATATAATAGTTATTCTAATCCGTGGAACTATTATGCACATTTAACAACTACTGGTACTTTCGCAGCTAACTCAAATGCATGGAATAACACAGCACCTACTTCATCTGTCTTTACAGTTGGGACAAGTGATAGAGTAAATGCTAGTGGTGAAAATTATGTGTTTTATTGTTTCCGTTCAGTTCCCGGTGTGTGCAAAGTTGGACAATATGCTACAAATAATACATCTGATAACGGACCTTATATTCCATTAGGATTTAAACCTAGATGGATTATGTTCCATGGCGCTACAGCCAGTGTTTCTCAATGGACACTTTATGATACAGGTAAAGAACCTTTTAATGTAAACGACCATATATTCCAATATGCAAATTTAAATTCTTCTGATCAAGCGTTTGCTTCAAATGATATAGATATGTTGTCTGATGGAATTAAAATTAGATCAGATGCAGGTTCTGAACCAAATGATGCTGGGGTATTTACCTATTTAGCAATGGCAGACATAGGTGGTGGTGGTACGCTACCTCCTATATATAGTAGATAATTAAGAAAGGAAACTAAACTATGTGGGCAAGAATTGTAGGCACTCAGTTGGTAGAGATTATTCACCAACCAAAAGCCATGACTATTAATGATGTGCAATATCCTAAGTCCATCTTTGGTTCTTCTTGGACAGATGAAGAGCGTAAAGCAATAGGCATTGTACCTTATGAATATGAAGGTAGCTATGTAGCTAATATGTTCTATAGCACTAGTGAAGCTGCTCCTGTTGTAGAAGAAGACAGAGTTGTTGTTCGTAGAACACAGTCTGCTAATAATGTAGATGATATTAAAGCAGTTATGAAAACAAGTGTATCTAAAACTCTTGGTAATTATCTAGAGCAAACTGATTGGATTGTTATCAGAGAACAGGACAATGGCACTGCCAAACCAGCAGACCTTGCAAAGTGGCGTACAGACCTAAGAGAAAAAGCTGCTGCACTAGAAACTAGCATTGATAGTAAGTCAGATGTTGCTGGTCTTGAAGCTATGACTGTTGTTACTGAAGAGATGCTAGAAAAAGGAGAGAATGCAGAATTTTATGACTGGCCTGTTAATCCTAGAGAAAGTGCGGTATAATCAATGAAACTATTAGCTGCCCTCACTCTTGCTGCTTGTTTTACAATACTGCCCAGTTGTGTTACAGCAAAAGAGATTTGGACTAAAGGTGATAAAGTATCAGTATTTTTTATTTGTAGAGAAGAAGAAGATATAATGGATATTGCTCTTGCTGATTCTAAAGGTATGAAAAAATTTAGAAGTGTATTAGCAGAAAAAAGAATTACAAGACAATGCATGTCGCTTAGACCACCAATAATGTTTATTGTAGATGATACAATTGAAAGCTACAAAGATTATAAAGGTGAGGAAACTACAATCATGAAAGTAATATCACCTATAAATAATTTATTAGCAGGTTATATAGTAGCTGCTGGAATACCGGGAAAAAATAAAGGAATTTAATAATGGCAAGTACATATACTACTCGCATTAGATTAGAGAAGCAGGGTGATGGAGAAAACCCTAACAGTTGGGGTGCAATACTAAATCAAAATGTAATTGATTTGGTTGATGATGCTATTGCTGCGTACACGACTATTGTAGTATCCTCTGCGGATGTAACATTGACAACTGCTGATGGTACATCAGATCAGGCTAGATCAGCTTTTCTTGAATTATCAGGAACTGTGTCTTCTAATCTTAACATACTTGTGCCTGAACAATCAAAAGGTTTTATTGTAAATGATAAAACTACTAGGCAAAATTCTGCTACTATAACAGTTAAAACTGCTTCTGGTAGTGGCACTCTAATTACATCAGGTGATATACGTCAATTAGTTTGTGATAAAGTTTCAGTATTTTCTTTAACAAATAGCACTGAAGGTTTTGCTCTTTTATCTGCATCTAATACATTTACAGATACAAATACTTTTAATAAAACTGTTGCATTTGCATCTGCTGTAGGTTTTGCTACTAGTGTTTCTGCTACTGAAATATTTGCTAGTGCTGCAGCATTTAACTCTGTTACAACTTCAGTTCAAAATGTAGGTAAAGCAACCTTTACAAAACAAATTGTAGCTACACCTGTAACTCTTACTGATGCTGCTTCAATTGCATTAAATCTTTCTACAGGCACTAATTTTATTGTTAGCCTAGCAGGTAATCGTACATTAGAAAATCCTAGTAACGCTGTTGTAGGGCAGACAGGACAAATATATGTTATTCAAGATGGTACAGGAAGTAGAACATTAGCATTTGGAGATGCATATAATTTTGAAAATAGTGAAACACCTGTTATGTCTACATCTGCAAACTCAGTAGATTTATTAGTTTATAATGTAAGAGGTGTTTCAGCTATAGATACAGTTTTTGTTTCTTCTTTTGGATAAAATATAAATGGCATCTACTGCATCAACACTTTCTAAATTTAATTTTAAAGGCGGTATTCGCCGTGAGTCAACTCAGTATTCTGAGGAAGGTTCATGGTTTGATGGTGATCGTGTTAGATTTAGAGAAGGTAAACCTGAAAATTTAAGAGGATATCAAAAACATACTGACAATGATATTCTTGGTACAGGAAGAGATTTAAAAACTTGGATCAATAATAATACAGTTAAACTTTTATCTGTAGGAACAGAAAAGAAACTATATCTTCTTGACGGTGATTTTCCTTATGATATTACACCGATTGTAAGTACAGTTAGCATTGGTAATATTGGAACAGTAGGTAGCTTTTCTACAAGTGTAGGTTCACCACTTATTGAAGTAAGTTTAAATAATAACAATGTTAGTATAGGAGATTTTATAGAATTTTCAAATACTTCAATTAATGGTTTTGGTACGAATGGTGCAGACTTTTCTACCTCTGCATTTGGTGGTCCAGTATTTGAAGCGGTAAGTGTATCAGGTTTAAATCATTTTTATATTAGTGTGGCAAGCGTTGCTACTAGTACAGAAACAAATCAAGGTCATGCTGTAGCAAGTTTTCTTCTTGCAACTGGACAGTCAAATCCTATTCAAGGATTGGGTTATGGTGCAGGAGTATATAATGCTGGTGCTTCTACAACAGGTGCGCGTGCATGGAATAGACCTGCTGACTCTTCTAACATCACATTTCTTAATACACAATGGTCACTAGATAATTTTGGTGAAGACCTTCTTGCTGTTCGTCGTGGTGGTCAATTATTTCATTGGGATGCAGATGCAAGTATAGTACCAGTAAGAACTTCAATTGTTGGAACTGGACCTTCTAAAATTAATAGTATTGTTGTGTCACCTAATGACAGACATGTCATTGCATTAGGTACAAATGAATTTGCAACATCAACATTCAATCCTCTTCTTATTCGTTGGTCAGATCAGGAAAGATATTATAACTGGCAACCATCTGTGTCTTCTACATCAGGAGAGTTGCAGCTAATTGATGGTACACAGATTGAAGGTGCAGTTAGATCACGTAATGCTATTCATGTATGGACTGATAAAGCTATGTATGCATTACAGTTTGTTGGTCCACCTTTTATATTTAGACTTACACAACTAGGTTCTAACTGTGGCATGATTGGACCACATGCAGCTATTGATGTAGATGGTGCAAGTTTTTGGATGGGTGATAATAACTTCTTTGTCTTTGATGGTAGAGTACGTAAATTAAATTGTACTGTTCGTCGTTTTCTGTATGACGATTTTAATATGACAAACAAAGATAAAGTATTTGCTGGTGTTAATTCAGAGTTTAATGAAGTTATATGGTTCTATCCCAAGGCTGATTCTTCTGAACCAAATGCATATGTAATATATAACTTTGCAGAAGACTCATGGTATTATGGTACATCTTTCTACACTACATTTAGTGACAGTAATGTATTCTTAAATACAATTGCAACAGGAAGAGTTTCTGCTACTGACGACACATACATTTGGGATAATGAACCTACATCTGTATTTACTGGTGATGGTCAAGCACTTACTTCTTTTCTTGAATCAGCAGACTTTGATATTCAAGATGGTGAGCAGATAATGTTTATGAATAAAATTGTTCCTGACTATACAATAAATCAAGGTTCAATTAAGTTTTCAATTAATACTAAAATATATCCTGCTGGTCCAACTACAGAGAAAGGACCATTTGTAATTAGTAATAGTACACAAAAGATTGATTTTCGTGCACGTGGTAGGCAAGCAAACATACGAGTGTCTACTTCAGACATAGGTACTTCATGGAAGTGGGGTAGTGTTCGTTTAGGATTACAACCAGATGGTAAACGCTAATGGCTTTTCTTTATCCTGAACTACCTCAGTATACACAAATAGATAAGAATGATACAGAAAAACTGTATCAATTATTATTATCTTATGCTGGTGAATTAAAGTTTCTTTTAGAAGCAAGAGATGAAGAACAAAAAAATACACCAGCAACAAAAGTTTTAACAGTTGTTACAGTAGCTTCTATTGGTAGACCTGCTAATGGTGATGTTGTATTTGCTGCAAGTGCAGGTAAGTATAGAGGTTATGTAAGCGGCACAGGATGGGTGGACTTTCACTAATGAATGACATATTTAAAACAGCACAGTTTTTACAAGACAGTAATTATATTATGAATATAAATAAAGGTCTAGTACAGCCACCTGAATATACTACAGGTTCACCTATGGCATATTCACAAGCACCATTGTATAATAATCCTAATACTTTACATGCTGACATGACGCAAATACAATCAAACTATATGAATCCAAAACAGGTATTGTAAGATGAATTATATTAATCCAGATGCACCAGCAGCAGGACTTACTCGTTTATTAAATATGCGAGATAACAATCCTGCTATGCAGTTAGCTTATATGCCTACTAAAGATATAGCTGCTATGGATAGAATGGGTGCAGTGGAATTTAATCCTTATTCAGGTATACCACAAGCACGTGGTGTTGCTGCAGTGGCAGAAGGTGGTAGTATTAATGAAGCACCACTGTCACCTATGGCAGATGAACTTGCAAGCCGTGGACGTTATGGTGATAGTATGTTATTGCATGTTCGTCCTGATGAACTACAAGGACTTGCATCTCTTGGTACACTAACAATCAATCCTGATACAGGATTACCAGAAGCATTTAGTTTTAAATCACTTGCTCCTGCTATAGGTGGTATTGCTGGTAGTATTCTTTTAACACCTCTATTAGGACCAGCGGCGTTAGGTTTAAATCCAATGCTTGCTGCTGGACTAGGAGCAGGACTTGGATCATTTGCTGGTGGAATGATAGCAGGACAAAAGCCGGGACAAGCTGCATTAGGTGGTTTAATATCAGGTGCTACAGCAGGATTTATGCAGGGACTTTCACCATCATTTACACCTGAAGTTGCTCCCGGTTTAGATACACTTGGAGCAGATGCATTAAATCCAACTACAATTGGAGATGCTGCACGATTACCGGGAGCAATGACAGGTGGTGGTAGTGATGTATTTCAAGCACTACCGTCTCCTCAAATGATGGGTCTTTCTGCTGGTGCTATACCTCCTCCATCTACTACAGTGTTGCCAAAAGGAATTACAGCTTATTCTCCTCAACCTACAGGTAATTTTATAGCACAGGAAGCATACAAACCCGGAGCAATTAGTAAATTTTTTGGAGCAGAAGATATTGCAAAAGGTCAAGTATTTACACCACAAGAAGCAATAGATGCTGGTGGTATAATACCAGATATGACTATCCCACAAAGAGCAGGTCAAGTTCTTAGTAGTCCTAGAACATATGCTAGTTTAGGTATTAGTTCTATGTTAACACCACCACCTCCTCCAGAGTTTCAAGAACTTGAACCATTAGATTCTGGTCCATCATATGTGCCACGTAGGCGTACACTTGTTGGCGGTCAACCACGTGAACCTGAAACAACTGCAGAAATACTTGCACGTATGACAGGTGGTGGTGATGCACAACCTCTTGCAAGTCAGTTTAGATACATATCAGAAGGTGGTTTAGTTGCATTGCAAGAAGGTGG